CTGTCACTAAGGTTAAGATTGGGGCCGTGGAGAAGACAGTGACCAAGGAGGTGAAGAAGTAATGCTACGCTCAAAAACCACTTGGACAGCCATTACTGGTGCGCTGGCCGGGATTGCCGGGTATTTCACTGGGGAGCTTGAGCTTGGTGCTGCCGCTAACGTGGTCATCACCAGTCTATTGGCCCTGTTCCTTAGGCACGGAATCAAGAAGACCGAAAAAGCGGTAACAGGGGAGTGAACCCAGATGGGGATTCTCAACTTAATAGCTTCAATTCTAAAGGCCGTCCCAATTCTGGGGCGGCTTTTTGTGAGGTTTGCAGATGATAAGCGAGAGTTAAAGGCACAAGAACGGTATGAGGAAAAACTTAATCTTATTGATAGCGCTGTTGACAAGTATCATAGGGCAGGGGTGCACGACAGCGGTGAAGCACAACAACAGTCAGGAACTAATGCAGCACCCGCAGTTCCCAAGGGCAGCGTTTCACGCTCCCGAGTTCACAAGGCAAGCGCTAAAAACGATAGTGGAACTGGAGTACCAGCTAGAAAGAAAAAAGTAGCCAAGAAGAAAGCTGTTAAGAAAAAAACAGCTAAAAGAAAGGTATCTAATGCCAAAGAAAAAAGACCCACGACTCGCCGCAGCGGGCGTAAGCGGATACAACAAGCCGAAAAGAACACCAAATCACAAAACTAAATCTCACGTTGTTGTTGCTAAAGATGGCGACAAAATTAAAACGATAAGATTTGGCCAGCAAGGTGTCAGTGGCGCTGGGAAAAACCCTACTAGCGCTAAGGATAAAGCTCGTAAAAAATCCTATTACGCACGCCACAATGCTCAGGATTCAAGCCCTGATAAAATGAGTGCGAGGTATTGGTCGCATAAGGTTAAATGGTGATGAGTTTGTATAAGAACATAAACAAAAGAAAGAAGTCGGGAACTAGCCGATCAAAGAAGAACTCAACTATTTCAAAGGAATCCTACGCTAACATGAAAGCAGGCTTTCCTAAGAAAAAGAAGAGTGGCAAAAAACCGTAATCCTTTTAAATCTCCAAGGATCAGATTGGGACGGAAGTTAACGAAAGTCTTCCGCTTTTCGGATCGTTGGAAATTTCTAGGTCGGCTGACATCTCCCCGATCAGGGCATAGCTCAGGCTGTCAAAGCTGTGCTTATTGTCATCATTGACAACGTACTGCCCAACACTCTTCCCCTTCCTTAAAAACTTCATCATATCAATCGTTCGGTGGCAGTGAGCACTAATATGCAACCTGTTGAGCATTAGTAAATCCTTTATCAGCTTAACCCTTTGCCTGACTGATCCAGCAAACTTTGGTGCGCCAATCATGTTGATTTTCCCATCGCTGGCAGCGGCTACCACCCTGTGATCGTATGTGTTTCCTGATGCCCTAAAGCGATTCATGGCAGACATGTCAGACCAATGCGTCCACCTAACTGGCCTTCCTATGTGACTCTCTAGCTGCTCGATCCGATCCATTGCTTCGCCTGTAAAATCCTCAAGGGATACATCTGCGTGGAGTACAACGAGCTCATCCAGTACCGCCCATCGAACACCATTCATCGTGCGAACCTTCTCCATGATGTGAAAGGCGTGGTTTCTGTCCCCTAAATCCCAGCCCCCAATTAATTCCGTGCAGTTATCGGAAGGCAATATCACCTCCCATTCATCCTCTATGGGGGAGTCTGTGTTGCCAACCACATGCAGTGGCGTCTTAAACACCTTTCCAAAATGGGAATCGGTACTACTGGCTGTCCACTTGCCCAGTACATAACGATCATATAACTCAGGGTCTGGTCTGAATGTGGCGATCAAATCCTTCCTGTCGTGGTCAGAAAGGTAAGGATTGTCGTGAATCATGGATTCAATGATCTGGAACTGCTCGGCGTACTCAGGGTCTGGGTGATCCTCTTGGAACGGCTCCTCGTACCAGAGCTTATAAATCCAGCTAGTTGTTCCTTCTTCTGCTGGGTTGGTATCCCCGATCCACTGATGTCTGTGGTAATCCAGCCCGGGTAAACGAAGCTGCCCCTTGCTGATCGAGAACACGCATGAGTCTTTGAAGTTCGATAGCTCTGAGAAAAATATCATGCTAAATCGGGTTCCCTTGATCTTCTCCTCGATGTCGTGATCTACGTCTAGCGAGTGGAGTTGGATTTCTGTTTCGCCTCCATGCATGTTGGCGACTTTCATGTAGTTCATCTTGGTCACCCCATCTACTTTGGGTTTAACCGTAATCTCAAATCCGTCCAGATTCTCCTCCCATTCTGGGATAATCAGGTCAGTCAGGTCAGACCAGACTCCAGATTTAGCGTTGCGAATAGTTTTACAGAAGACGCCGACGCGCCCTCCTTTTGTTTCCCAGCAATGGCGAACCAGCCTATGTAGGACACCGATTGTCTTACTGGAATAACGCGGCCCAGAAACAAGCAGGTATCGTTTGGAGCAGTTAAATATTTCCAACTGCTTTGGGCTGATCGAGGGATACCATGCGCCACTAGCATCAAGAGGCATATCCGTGCTAATTTAACGGATTGGAGGCATTTATGGCAAATGAGATCACAATAGACCTAACAGACCCTGTTCTCGCTGAGGCTTTAGCTGAGTGCGACCCGGGTGAAACACACACGATCACGATGGATATAAACGTGACAGAGAAGACCACCCAACTTGTTGGAACGGTTACTCCAGAATCGGTTGAGAAGTATGGGGAAGAGGAAGAGGTTGTTGAGGAAGCCCCTGCTGCGCCAACTGAAACTCCCGCTGCCGTTGAGGCGGTCATGTAATGCCGAAGCGGAAGCCTGAGGTTACCTACAACAAGGACGGCACGGTCAACTTGACCCTGCGCTTTTACAACCTGAGGCCAAAGAAGGGCAGAAACTTTAGGAGCGTAGAATACCACGATGCAGTTTTAAAAAATTCTGATCTAAACGCCTATGTGAAGATTTGGCGAAGGATGCCAAGGGCAAGGATCAGGAAGATTATGGTAGAATACGCCAAGAATCGCATGATTCAAAACAGTCCAGTTATTATATGATTGATCTGAATGTTCTAAATAGTCGGGGAGTAAACACGGACAAACTAAAGTCCGTGTTCAATCGTGATGATCACTCTGTCCCTGACAAGGCCGTGCCTCTGCTGGACAGAATCCGAGACAGGATAGATGACGGGCTTCAGTGGTGCATTAAGAACCACAAAATATATCACGCACTTGATCTGGCTTGGGAAACTCCTTTCCGTCAGGTGAGCTCTACTCTTGCCTATTCACTCATCAACAAAGACTTGGATGAGAAGACTGTAAAGGAAGCTGCTCGCGATTGGGGGCTGACAGGCATGATAGATGAAGTGACTGACAGCAAGGGAACATCCCGCAACCTCAACCTGCCGATTTTCTTTAATGTATTTGTTCCAATAGTTCGCGCTTATGTGACCATTCGTTGGGCCAGAATCTACAACGACAGAAGGCAATATCCTCTGTTCAAGTATGAGATGGCACAGAACACAACGACCAACAAACTTCGCAGTGACATCATTACGGATCGAATCCAGACGATGGCGAACAACTATGGGTATTCTGAAACCTTGAAGCAGGGCATCTTTCACATGCTGCACTACGGCTCCTGCATGATGTTCCCGCAGGAGGAGTGGCATTCGGAGAAGCAGATACTTAGGAATGATGTAGGAGCAGAGGAGGAGAAGTATGTGAGAGAGGGACTGCGATACCATCTGCCTCATCCTTCAAGAATCTTTTTCGATCAGGCGCATAGGACAACTACTTTCAACACTGATAGTGGCTGCGAGTTTGCAGGCTATTGGAGGATCATGCGCTACGGCGATATTCGCAGGAATGAAAAGTTCTGGAACGTGGAGAAAATAAGGTACGGCAGGACTACTGACATGCTTGCGAGTGCCAAGACCTACCTTGAGCTCGTCTCTCCTTGCACAATGGAATTTCCGACATCAAGAAATGCTTATGGGATGCTGGATAGGGAAGAGGAGATAGATAGATATTACAATAAATCTGACGATGACAAAGCTGTACTCATTACTGAATACTTTGAAAAGATCATTCCATCTGAGTATGGCCTTGGTGATTATGATCATCCTGTATGGTTTCGTTTTTGCTTGGCTAATGATGATACTATTCTTTATGCCGCTCCACTACCTTATTGCCCGGTTGTTTACTACGCATACGACCCGCACGAAGGAAGATCAATTAATGCCTCACTAAGTTTAGAGATTGTTCCGTTCCAAGATCAGATTGGGAATCTACTATCCCAGTACCTGTTGTCAGTTAAGCAAAACCTAGCCAACATTACATTTGTTGACTCTGATCAGGTTCCCAAGTCGATGATCGACCAGCTTCAAAACTGGGGGGAGAAAATATTTAGGGGTTTGAACTTCATGCCCTTTAGTTCGCGCCAGAACAAATTCGCTCAGTCTGATGTTAGAGAGGCATTCAATTCAGTTCGGTTCTCCACGCTCGACACCAATGGGATCGTCGGGGCGATGCGACAAGTCATCGACATGCTGGAGAGGTTACTCGTCATATCCGCACAGGAAGTTGCTCAGGTCGCAAGCCACGAACAGACGGCTGAGGAAGTCCGAACCGTTGCTTCAACAACATCCACAAGGCTTGCTTTCACGGCAACTGGCGTCGATGACGCAATCAACGCATGGAAGGAACAACTTTATCGCGGCCTTATGGCTTACGGTGAAGATGAAATTTACGCAAATATTAACTCCCAGTACACGGTTGACTCCCTTCATGCCCTTGGATTCACCGTTACAGAGAAAGACGAGGATCGTTCTGGCTCTGTCAAGGTACGAGGACAAAAGAGCGCACTTGCTCTTGAAAGCATTGGTTCTTACCGCGACAGCTTGGATCGGGTTTCTGACAATGCAATGGCTGCTGCACTAACTCAGTTCTATCAGATAGTGGCCAACGACCCAGAGATTAGGCAAAGCGTTGGCACTGATCAGATATTGGATGTGATTAATCGAGTCGGCCAGATGCTTGGGTTGCCAAGAGATTTCAAACTTCAAAAGATAAGTGAAGACCAAGGGCCAGAGCAGCAGGCCGAACAAATGGCTGCCATAGCGGAGGAAATAAAAGGCTCCGTATTGCAGGAGGTTGGACAGGCGTTAGAGCCTATAGCCCAAAACACTCAACAGAACTCAAGCGCAATAGAACAACTGGTTCAGTTGATTAGTCAGGCTCCACAGCCACCTGCTGAATCGCAGTATGATAACATTAACCAAGCTCCCAGCGGAGTCCCAGAAGGTACTCCAAATCCAGAACTGGTTGAGGCATAAGGAGTGTTCAGACCTCAAATCCCTTCTACTGGGAGACATAGCTTCTCTACAGGAGAAGGCTTCTCGCGTTTTAATACAAGCAAACGAAGATGAGCGTAAGATTGCAGATGCTAGGGCAGCGGCATCTGATGCTGAAGACTTAGTTAAGTTTGTTGATATGCTGGATAAGATTCAGTCTGGAGACTATGAATTTCAAAGAGTCAAAATAGGAGTTTCGGAGAAAATACTATGGAAGTAGCAGACCCAGTACAGGAACAGGTTGACATCCAAGCGCCCCCGGGAGTGCAGATGGTCAGCGCCGCAGACTTAGGCAAGCCCCTTATTGATCAAGTACAGGAGCAGGCAAGTCAGGAGGAACCCGAGCAGCAACAGGAGGAGACTCCTCCCGAGGAACCGAAGGAGGAAATCAAGGATGCCGCTTCTAGTTTGATGGAGCGCCTTGGGTACAAGAAACCCAGCGAGGAGCCGCCAGCGGAACCTGAACCTGAACCCGAGCCTGTTGAAGAAAAGGCCGAAGAGGAGCCAGTGGCTGAGGAAAAGCCAAAGCGAAAGAGAGGCAGGCCACGGAAGGATGAGTCTATCACGGCCAACGAGATCAAGGACATCATCAGGGAGACAGCTTCATCGGTAGCTGCTGCCAATTCCCCTAAGGATACTCCACAACAAGTCACGAGTTATGATGAGATAGAGGCACTCAACAAGGATGACTTGGAGATATTTGCCTCACTTGAGGAGAAAGACCCCAAATACGCAGGCATCAGGGACAAGTACAAAAAGTATCTAGGTTCCCTGAGCGGTTACAAAGAGGCATGGGCCAAGGATAATCCCGGTCTTACCTTTAACCCGAACGATGCAGAGCATGAGGACTGGGTTAACTCCAACATGCCAGAGTTTGATGACAGGGATTTCGATGATGCGAGGATCGAGACAAGGGCCAAGCGCCTGATAAAGGATCAGGAGCAGAAGTACATGTCTGAACTGGATTCAGTTCGATCTGAGGTGGCAGAAGCCAACATGAAAACCGAGCTACAGGATGGGGCCAACAACTCTATTGCTGAGGTTGTCAGCAACATTGATGAGTCCTACTTGAAAATGATTCAAGAGAATGGCGGCGAGGCTTTGGAAGAGGCTGACCCAATCGCTCATCATGTCCTCAATGAGACATTATCTCGCAGCGAGAACATGCTTTATGAGCTTGAGAAACTGTCCCACCCAAGCAGGAAGTTTAAACTGAATGCAGCAAACGAGACGCACAAGGAGTTGCTTCAGTTTGCTATGGGCAAGGAGAAGGAGATAGCAGCCCTCTCTCCATCGGATCAAATACACGAAGGGAAGCGCTTTGCTACTACTGAGCAGTACGCGAAGATGAGTGATGCCCAGCGGCAAAACCATTGGAGGTTGGAGCCATCTCATATTAAGACGATGTATGTGAGCCAAATAAGCCAAGAAGCGAAGAATCGCATACAATCCGAAAGGGAAAGGTTTGAACAATATATTTCTAAAAAATCCTCTGGGACAAAAAATTCCCAGTCGGGTTCAGTGAGAGGTATTATTAGCCCTGCAAAACGCACGAAACCTCAGCCTCCAGCAACAAGCGGAGAAGCTATTTCGTCAACAAGCACTGGTGACCCCGGGAAGAACAATCTCGGTGATCTACCAACTTTGAAAAAGTTTCTATGGGGATGATACAATCCCAACCTTTAACTCTTTAGGGAGGAAAATATTATGGCTGTAACACAGAACACGAATGATGGAGCTCATGCAGGTCATGGGACTAATCAAGCCAATCTCTATCAGGATACGATTGCCGCGAAGGACTCGCAGGGGAATCCAACATCAGCAAAAACTGCTGTATGGAACTCCTACGCATCTTGCGGAACAATCACACGATCCAATGTAGGATTGGCTGCACCCGCAGACTTGGATGATATATTTAAGTCGAGTGGCAATTATCGGGACATGACCCACTTGTTAACAACCCAGATGGAGTTGGCAACTTGTGGGGCTCGTCAGTATGGAATGTATGACTGGTTGATTTCTAGCGCTAAAAGCGTAGGTAATTTAGTCAACTCCAAGAAGATTCAAGGTTCTGGATTTGAGGTTGATCCTTTTATTCTAGCTGCCCAGAAGGATGTCATTAAAGACAACTACTGGCAGGTTGAAAGGCTTTACACCTTTGAATACAAGACCATGAATGCCACCAGTGGAACCACACTTGTCACTGCTCACGCAGATGACCAGTTGATTACCTCTGGATTGGGCGCAGATGCAAAGAACCACAACATCATTAAGGTGAAGGTTCCTGCAACTGGCAACCAGCCAAACTCGGCTAGTTATTTTGCCCCGGGTATGCACTTCCACTACTTCGTAAAGACTTCGACTGGTAGCGCATATCGCTTAGAGTTTAAGGTCATTCAAGCTATCGGCGGAACGACAGGTTCTGGTGCAACAACATCGACCGCATCTGCTGAATACATCGACATCGAGTGTATATTTGTTGGCGGTTACGGTGGGGGCGCTTCGATCAAGTTGGGCACAACTGGTTCATCTGTTGCTGGCGACTGGGATGCTGACTTTAAGGTTGGCAGTTCAGTGAACGAAACCGCTTTGTCGCTTTTGATTTCAAGGGCTAAAGGCGGCATAGTTGTCGTTGGTTCCAACAACGTGTCTGATTTTGAGAAATGGTGTGAGGCTCGCCCTGCACTTAATACTTTGAAGCACGTTCCGTTTTGGTTCCAGACTTCACGTTACTCCCTCTGCGTGGATCAATTCTACAAGGAGTGGTTGGAGCGTATGATGAGGAGTAACGCCTACTTCCAGAAGTTTGGCGATGTTCCGTTGGCAGAACGCAACAAGCAGTTGGGTTTACAGTTCCAAAAAGAATGGGTTAACCAGTTCTTCTTTGGTCAACCGCTTAATGGTCAAACGCTTGCTGGTTATCAGAGTACGCTTGAGCAGATCAACTCTCATAACCCGGGCAATGCTGCTGGTGGATTAACTTCTGGCATGGAGAATAAGTTCATCAGTTACCGAGCCAATGCTACTGGTATTTATCGCCAGTTGCAGGACACGGGCCGCGTGACCGATAAGCAGGGAGGGCAGCTAAACCTCGAAACAGACTTGTTCGATAAGCTGTTTGAGTTGGTTCGCTCTCGGAAGGATCAAGGCAAGCCAGCCGATTCCGTTGATGTCTTTACCGACTCGACCACGGCTCGCAAGATTATGAAGGCGATGATTGCCTACTATAAGGCAGAAGGTCTTGATAACGTGAACTACAATATGGAAGGGGGTAACTTGTTTGGTGGGTTCTACGCTACATCTTACAACTTGCATCACCCTGCTGGAGTTCAGATGAACATCATCACGAACGAGTTCTTTGATGATATGGCCACTGTTGCCGCATTAGGTGACAACCGCACATACAAGTCTGGTGGCACTGCTGCCACTTCTGACGGTTCTGCTGGTCGATTCTTGATGATCCTTGACTTGGGTGGAGGTATCTACCCGGGCATGATTGATTCTAATCGTGTGGTTCACACTACTGGCGAGTTGGAAAACTTGGCCAAGGTTAACGAGGATTACGCTTGCGTGATGAAAAACCCAACGAAGGAGGTTACTCTTAACTCCCAGACTTGGACGGCGATTGTTGAGTGTCCTACCGATAACTTGATTATCGAGAACTTCGACAGCCAGACGCCAGCACACGGTAACGCTTAATACTATTTCCTAATACTGCTACTGTTATCTAGGAATAAGCATCAGCGGGGAGGTTGTCACGACCTCCCCGTTTTTTGTTATACTACTGGCTGCTATGGCGAAGCCGAAAACGCACTACTGGAAGAAGAATAATCCTCGTAATCCTGTACCATTAAAAAATGGGGGATACCTTGAGTTAGAAATAATAGCTCAAAATGAAGGGGTGGCCCAAGTTACCGATCCCGAGATACAGGAAATACTTATTGGCATGCTTGGAACCTATGGGCTTGAGCAAATAGATAAAGCCACCTACGAGGATTTAAAAAAAAACAGGTCATCAACCTCCTTAAAGCCTCAAGTGCGCGAGGAAATTGGGGGAATCAGTCTGGCGCAAGACCCAACATTCAGTCCTCAAACAATCGAGGTGGATGCAACTGTGCAAAGCGATGAGCCTGCCAGCCCTAATCAGGCTTTACCTTTGCCAGAAGATTACAAGCCGACAGCCTCTAAACGATTCAAACCTAAATGAAATTTAATGACCTCGTATCAGAGTTAAGCGCAGACATCTGGCCCGAAGGGGTTCCAGAGAATCTGCTTGCACCGATCAAGAAGAACTTTGCATCGGCGGCAGTCAGCTTGCAGCGGTATATCCCATGCTTCCAAGAAAAGAACATCAACCGCTATCCGCAGTGCTCCACATACTACCAGAGAGGTATGACAGTATTCGATGCACCCAAGGGCAGGATCGAAAGACTTTATACCATTCAAGATATTGATGAGGACTATCCTGCGGTATTCAAGCAGACATCGAAACACGAGGTTGAGTGCCACGCATTTGCGTACATCAGAAGCATCTACCCTCCTGCCAATGAGGGCATGGATGTTTTGCCGTTGGGCTTTAAATACCCAGAGGAGGATAGTGACTTCGCCGTAACTGTTAGTGGAGTCACTGCCACCAAGAAAACAACGAAGCACCCAAGGGCGCTGATCGGGCTTTGGGCGGTCGAGAACGGTAAGATTTATGTGTCGCCTTGGATCAACAGCTACGAGGTGGCTGTTGTTGAGTGGAGTGGGCTGAAGCAAAACTATTCAGATGATGACATTGTTTATGATTCATCTGATTGGAGGCGTGCTGTTCGCCTGTATGTCCACAAGGAATACGCGAGAGACTTTGATAGCGATTACGAAAAGTACAAGTTCCTGACTGTAGAGTACAACGAGGCGCTGGCTGATCTGCTGTACGAGTGCAAGAAGGAGAACGAGGTTAAACCGTTCCTTTATTGTGATGAGGCTTTTGACATTCTTGCTGCTCGCCGTGACGCGCAAACAACTGCTGGCACAACGGATGCCGCAACTGTCACCTCTGAATATGTCTTCGCCCAGATTGGAGACTTTGGGGCTTCTTCTGGATCGGGAGACTATGATGGAACCAACGCTGGCAAGGTGGCGACACTCGTTAAAGGCTGGAGTCCGCAGTTCATTATTACAACAGGTGACAACACGGGTGACGATGACGGCACTGATATGGATGCTGGCGAAAATTTCTACGATGTAAACGTAGGCCAGCATTACAGCGACTACATCTTTCCGTTTGGAACCAGTCAGTCTGACACCTACACATCGTCAGCAACTGAGAACAAGTTTTTCCCTGCTGTAGGTAATCACGATTATGTCTCTGACAGCCTAGCTCTTTATAAAAGCTACTTCACCCTGCCCGGGAACGAGAGATACTACGACTTTCAAAGAGGTGGCATCCACTTCTTCTGCCTCAACAGCGGCATAGCAAGTGACGGTGATGTGGTGGAGCCTGATGTACTAAGTGGGTCGGCCACTCAGCACAGAGGTGAGGAATCCATAATGGCTGACTGGTTGCAGAGTAAGCTGGCCTCATCAAAAGCTCATTGGAAAGTAGTTTACTTTCACCACAGCCCCCACACATCTGAGACAACTAAAGCCCCGGGATCAACTGATATGCGCTGGGACTACGAGGGCATGGGCGCTGATATTGTTATTGGCGGTCATTCGCATAGCTACGAAAGATTAAGGGATGCAAATAGTTTTCCTTACATTGTGAACGGGGCAGGTGGTTCACCTTTAAGAGCTTGGAGCGGTAGTCCCGGGTTAGCATCTGGGATCACAAGTGTGAAGAAATACAACACCAAACATGGTGCGCTTAAAGGAACCGTGTCAGGCGACACTCTCAAGTTTGAGTTTTATGATTTCGACGGAACTGTTCAAGACACCCTGACTTTAACAAAGGCAGCGAACGCAACCTCAACGACTTACGCATAATGAATTTTGATAACGTCAAAACAGCAGACTGTTTAAAGAAGGCATCAGTGCCACAAGCTGATGTCTTAAAAGATGATTATGTGCCGCCCACTACTGATGATCAGAATTGTAGCGACCATGAGTATGCCGCACTAAATCCAAGCAAGTGTTCTAACCCACCATCAATAGGAAGATTAATCATTAAGCCATCTTCTGGCGCTCAAGTGGAAGAAGGGAAGGTTGCTAAGTTCGATGCTAAGCTGGAGTTTGTTTTTGCTGACGGAAAGGTGAAGTACAAGGTCGTAACTGATGTCTGCGACTGGTCATCATCTGATGTGTCTCTTGCTTCGCATACTGTAGACGGCAAGTTTGACATAGGGGAGGTAGCTGCTGACACCTCAGTGGATATATTTGCGAGCTACCAGCCAGAAGGGTCGGGTACAACTTACGATGCGTCAGCCCCGTTAACCATTACCGACAACTGTTTGCGGGTTGGGATGGATATTGTTTTGGTGATGGATCGAAGTGGGTCAATGCTTCGTAAGAACTCATCAAATGTGAGTCGATTGGATTCTGCCAAGGAAGCTAGTAATGCTCTGATTGATGGGGCGAATCTGCCTGACATGGAGCAGGAAGGGATTACCACATCAGGAGATTATGATCGGATCGCGGTACTTTCGTATGCAGGGAATAAGGAAACTGGTTCCAATGTTACTACCCATATTAAGCTGGCCCCAACTAAGGAGTCGGCTCGCGCTGGGGTAGCGGATATTCAAGTTTCAGATGAATGTGGCGGTCAGAGTACGAGTCTGAAAACATGCGCCACGGGTATAGGTGGTGGGTTATCCGCTGCATACGAACTTCTTAAAAGTGACGGTAAGTTAGGAAAGAGAAAAGTTATCGTCCTTCTTACTGATGGCCATGAGAATGTTTGTGAGACAGGTAAGTATCCGAAGGTCATAGCAGACACGATCAAGGCTGATGTTGAAAGGACGGCGAGCTCGATAACTGAGTCTAGCGGGACAGCTACAGCCACAACCTCTGAGGCTCACGGGTTCTCAACTGGAGACAATGTTCATATTACTGGGGCTACTGGCGCTAACGCCGCAACATATAACAACCTTCACTACATCACGGTAACCAGCACTACTGAATTTACATTCCCGGTTACATCAGGAACAGGTAACGCTGCTGGAACTCTGAAGGCAGCACGCAATGCGGCTAACACAATGATAGTGGCTGTTGGGTTTCACACCAGCGGGAGTAAGCAAATCAGGCGATGTGACGGTACGCAAAGAACCATAGATCAGTTTCTTGGAACAGACATCGCATCATGCAATCTCTACTACACTGCATCTGACACATCTTCACTGGTTAATGTGTTTCAGAAGATTCACAAACTGATCTGCGACAACAATCAGAGTGGAAGTCCTTGTCATTATGTGGCTCCACCCAGTGAGGTGTTTGAGAACCCATGTCTAAAAGATCGTTACAACTACTACGGGTTTAAAAATTGGGAGTTAACCAAGGGTAGGGTGGACATCATGGGAGCCGACATTTGGAATTCCCTTGCCCCGGGTAACGGCCAGTATGTCGGATTGATTGGTAATCGTGGCACGATCATTGGATCAACAAATATAAATGAAATATCTGGCACTAACTGCCAGAGGTTTTGGACTCCGTTTGATGAGCAGTTCGGCGGGATTCAAACACAGGATGAATTTACCCTTACCGCTGGTAAGTATGAGTTGGTTGTTAAGCTGGCAGGCAACAGGGAGGTCAACTTTCCTAATCTTGGAAACCAGCTTTGCTCTACAGTCCGTGTATCTGTCGGGGGAACACAAGAGGGAGAGTTGCATCAGGGAAGATATGCAAAATCACCTGATTCTGTAGGCACGGTTCAATGGGGGTTTAAGGAAAATACTGCTAGACTTGTCACTAGGAGGCTGAAGGACACGGTGGTTGAAAAGATTCTCACAATCGAGCCCATGTCCTCCTTTAGGGAATACCGAGTGCAGTTTGATGCAGATGGGCAGGACGCTAAAATTAGAGTGGAGCAGTATCCTCTTGGGTGGAATTTGAACCCGTATACATTCACCGTTGACGATGAAGTCTTTAAGGGGAAGGGGTGCTCCAATGTGGTTAACCCAGTATCTGTCAGGGAGTATGGGGGGTACTGGACGAGTAAGGGATTTATGGTTCCAAATGAAAGGTTTGAGAGTAACCGATACGAAACAAGCGGGGCTGATGAGTTTATAGGGCCAATTCCATTTGGCGTTTTGTTTGGCGAGGCTACGCTTGTTCGGATCGAGGATGATGGAACTAAGACAACAATTTTTACTGACAACTTCGATAGCGAAAATCTTTGCACCTAATGATCAGCTTGGAAGAAATAAGAAGGCGAGAGTACAAGCCCGGGAGCAACCCCGGGCCTGAGAGCTTTTGTACTATCATTGATTCTAAGGGCTTATGGGAGGGGATGTTTAGCCTGTACTCGATCAGGAGGTTTCACGATCAGCCTATCTATGTTGTTTGCGACGAGGAGACACAAAGTGTTATCGAGCATTTGGGGATCAAGGACGTACACACAAAGTTGGATGTAAACAAGAAGTCGAACGACAAGATTCTCAACGGAATATTTAAGGGCGGTTCTAATAAGTTCAACGAAGATTGGCACTTCTTTCATCCTATTGAGCTTATGTTTAGGAAGCCCGATGTGGTGGACTATGCGCTTAGCGAAAACAGCAACACGCTGTTTGTTGATGGAGACATCTACTACGTCAACCCAACCCATGTGGTCTACGACTCAGAGGTGGGGCTCTACCCGCAATGCGCCAACTACTTTTTAGGTAAGGATGATATTTGGCGGGAGAAGATGGAGGCAAAGTATGGGCTGGCGACAGGTTCGATGGTCTATACCAAGTGCAAGGACTTCACTGATTGGTGGCGCGAGGCGACGATTAACGACAGCGTTTACTATGAGCAGGAATGCCTGACTCGTGCAGATGAGGTTTATGATGTGAAGTTTTTCCCAGCTACAGAGCAGCTACAGAGCTATCACTTTCAAGGCTACGGAGATATGAGCCCGTACATGGATTTGCCCTGCGACTCCGCACTTGAACACACAGGCTGGAAGATCGACAACGGCTTACATGTGCAGGCAGGGGAGGTTACTTCATTTCATTTCCACCTAGACTTGGGTGGCGTGCAGGCACGAGGCCAAGAGGTGGATTACAAGGCAAAGATATTGGGCAGGATATTCCTTACCATGCTGGCAGAGTCAGACAGGGAGGAGCATGCTGATCTGCTTCAGTTTTACAACGACCACATTCGCGTGAACATCAACCCAGAGTGTGAATTTAAGGAGGCGGTAAATGCCTAGTAAGATCACACCAAAAGACTTTGAGCGATTTCTCCCCGAGGAGCGCGACACTATTGCCCAAGGGCTCGTGAAGTATATCCAGTTCGCCATCTTGTTTTGGCGCTGGTATCGCAGGGCATACGCATCAGATGGTGATATGTCTAATGCATTCAAGATCGCCACATGCGGCACTGGCTGCTTAGGCGGCAAGCCTGTAGAGGAGGGCAAGCCTGATGTTGGGGATGGTGGATCGCAAAATGAAGATGGCACGGGTGAGCCATCTGATGGCGCTATTGATGATGGCTGGCCAGACGAACCAACTCAGCCACCAGTAGTTCCTCCTCCAAATAATCCAGCCCCCGGTGACTTCGGTGACTGCTGTAAGCCTACGGTTCAGAACTATGAGGAGTTTTTCTTTTGGGAGAATGTTAAAAATGTAGATTTAAAATGCAGTAATTATAAGAAAATGGTGGCGGTTAGAAACGGCACACCATTCGGTGTAAATTTTGATACAGGCTTAGATGACAACACCAATTTTAATAAGTTTGTTTCATGGGCTTGGACTTCAAACAGGGGAACGGTACATGAGTCTATTCCTATTGAAGGCGGCTCAGGGGGTGTTGATCAGGCAGGAGGGCAGATAAGTAGATGGGATAGGGTAATTGTTCAGATGTACGGGGTTGTGCCCCCTTTGAGAAGGCTTGCACACGACACTCAACTTGAAACTTTTCCTTCAGTGCAGGGGGCTATATATTATAATAACAATAAATCGCATGTTCCTTTTGAGCTTGGAAACAATGGGGCATTTGGCATCGAGGTTGAGTTGAGAAACTTCGCAGTAACAGCGCAATCAACATTTGGGGAAGAGATTAGAAATTTTAGGATACACATAAGCCCTCACCATACTAAACCTGTAGGCTCAAGGGACGTTACCAAAGATGACAGGTTTCCACTGCAAGTTAAAATGGGGAGGATAATGGAGGAGCAGCCATACTTAGCATTTATTTATGGCATCAGGTTAATAATGATACCACATGGTGTGAGTAAGGATGACTTAACTGAGCCTTGGCAAATTAACTCCGATACAAACAGTGTGCATCCTTTGGCTGCTTTAATGGATGAGCGCTGGCAAAACGAGATACCTTGCTATGAGCCAACGGCTATTCCTGAGTACAAGATGGGAAAAAACCCAGAGGCTTATGCTCCCTTGTGGACAACTGAAGCGCATAACCCTACAGGTGTGTTTGAGATTTACACAGAGAGAGAATTTAATGATATGCCTTTGACGTATGCAAAGAGCATTCGAGTAGGACAACTTAAACCAAGGGGGTAATTAAATGCCATCACCAGTAACACCAAATGAAATTAAGAACACCCTGCCCAATGTGGACAGCGGTGTTTGCGATAGGCTTAAAAAGGTAATCATAGATTTCCCGCGCAAGGTATATGCGTGGATGAGTTATGTTTATAACGATGACGGATCGTTTACGGAGGAATTTAAGCAGGAGCTCTGTCAGATTAAATGTGATGACATTGATGTAGGAACATCTGGGCCAACCACTGATCCGACAGGAGGAGGCCAAGGTGGTTCTATTCCTAAAGTTACCCAGCTTATTGCCACCCCAGCGACTAGGAGCACTGGAGGGATAGTATTGGTTTGGCAACATGTAGATCAGGCTATTTCATATAACATATATAGGACACCTACAATTACTGTTAATCATTCCAGCCCGGGAACACAATACGCCGCAAATGCGACTAATATAAATGTTGAGCCGTTACTTGAGGAGATAGATTCAGGCAAGAAGATTACGTTCGATAATGGAACCGTGTTGACTACCAGCGCAAAAGCTATCGTAGGTGCAACAGCCCTCAGCGGTTCATTGAGTGGTGTGCTTCCAGACAGCGAGGAAGGCCACCTTCCCGGTGCTGACGCAAAGCTGCTAGTAAAAGACAGGACGGTGTGGACTTCTCCAAATTGGCGGCAAGCTGCGGCAGGAAAGATATGCATGCGCTCAGATAAATCCTGCACATTTCTTGATGAGCATGGCATGGAGATTTGGGATGGCAGCCAGATGAGTAGCTTGGACGGGGATAGCAACCTGCTGAACCCACTAAATGGAGGTCATCGCTACAACTATTTTGTAGTTGGGAAATCTAGCGGAGGTGAATACTCAGCTTACTCCAAAGCTGTTGGTGGTTATTCGCAGGTCGTTAAAGGGTTCTCAGCAGTCGATGCTGACACTGGTTTAATTTACTCTGGAGGTGGAGACGCTGCCTATGAGCAGACTGTTCCTAATGGCCAATCGTTCATGCGAGTTGTTCTTCGTGGTGGAGGTGGTGGAGGTGGAGCAGGTGGCGATTACAAGGAGCCTTCTGCTATTCAGTACCATGTTAAAAATATTAGTTACGCTGGTGGGGCTAACGATACGATTACATTCACACTTGGGGGATCATCGACACCAGACATCAACCACTGGAGCACGCAGGTTGGTAAGAATGAGATTAGATTGTTGGATAACGGGAATAATAACTTTAACAGGCTGTTTGAGGTTATATCTGTAAGTGGAAGCACGTTTACATGTAAGGCAATATCTGGCTTGGCAGGTCAGTCTTCTTCAACAAATGGAACTATACCCAACACATCGGATGCTTCTCACGGAAGAGTTTACAGGACAATAGATAAGCAAAAGGTAAAGGTTCCCGGTGGCGGCGGTGGCGCAGGAGGTCTACTTGTTTGTGTTTTTAATATTACAAACGCGATAACAAAAGTCCGCGTAAGAACTATTGACTCAACAGGAACCCCTAACACGGTAAACTATTCAGACACTGGAACAGGCGCTTTCAAGCAATTCGTTGGAAACTTGAGCGACTCAATAGGAGATGAGTTTGTTACTTACAATAGAGGCGGGGAGGGCAGGCAAGACGCAACAACCCACCCGACAGCAGGTGAGCCATCAACGAACCCGGGTGCTCATACGGCAGTAGCCTTCAATGGTGATCCTGTTAGCAATGATGGAGTTAGTAAGAGCACTCTCTTGGCTCCTTACTTTACTCTGCTTGAGGTTTACAATGGCAGTTCGTGGCTTGAGGTTGCCCGTGTTGCTGATGGTCAGGGAGGTGGATACAGAAATGGCTTCACTCAATACCGATCACTAGGAGGCAAGGGCGGTTCCACTCACACCACTACAAACATTACGGGCTGCACCCTCAGGACAGGGGCATTATCGAAACTTGTATCTGGTGGGAAGTTCTTCAAGGCAGGAGCCGATGGGAAGGATGGAACAACCCCAACCTACTTTGGGCCAGAAGCCCCGGGCATTGCTGGTAAGGGAGGCTTTGTTTGGGACGGGCATAGGCCATTTGGCACGAACAGCCCACTTGAGCTTGCTGCCAAGGGAGACATCACTGGCAACTCTGGTTGCTCTTTTGATTTAAGCGCCCCGGGAAGTGGTGGCTCAGGATCAACTGGTTCATCAGTCGAAGAGAACACCAAGTTTTGCATAGGGGGCCACGCAATGGCGGGTTGTGCTTGGGTCACATATTCTGCAACTGCATACGACAAATACTAAATGCACATTTCACCAAAAGCTAAACTGTATGAGATGCGCCCATTGACTGGGCCGCTCGATCCTCAGTCATCTCCTGACGGTGTAGCTGCTGGTGCACATCGCTGGGTGCAGAACTTTAGGGTTAACAAAGACGGCAACCTTCAGAGGTCGGAAGGCTTTAGGCGGTTCATGTATTCAGATACATCAAACAATAACGCCGATCTTCACAATCAGTTTCCTAAAAATGACACCGCACAAGAATCGCAGATAGCTACGGGAACCGAGGAGGACTTAACGCTACTGTTTCAAGCCACATCGACAAATGGTGATACTCGATTACTCGCTGGCGGCTCAAAGAGAACCTACTGCTACAACCAGAAGACAAATAACTGGAGGGTAATCCGCAACTCGTCCACAGGTACTGGCAAGTGGAAGGCTGCCCAGCTTGAGGATGATGTAATTTTTGTAAACGACAGCGCCAAGCCTCATTACTGGAAATTGGATCAGCCGATGGAGAACGCCACGACTGATTCGATCAGGGAAATTAAATCGTTTTCCGAGATGGGTCTTAATCGTGTGCGACACATACAGGAGTGGCGTGGCCTGATGTTTTACGGGAATGTCAACGAAGGGAATGAATGGATTCCAGACAGACTTATCTGGTCTGATTTCAAGAAGCCTTTCAGCATAGCCCCGGGTGATGAATCACTGGCTGGATACCAAGACCTTGGGCACGGGGAAGAGATCGTCGGCATGGAGCCACTAGGCAATGCGCTTCTGGTCTACACCACTAAAGGCGTTTGGCAGTTTGAGGTTTCTGGCGGCACAGGCACTGATGTGTTGTCCTTTAGGAAGCGTTACACGGATGAGGACAACGGCAACACAATCCCTGCTTATCCGAACACAATCATCAGCGCATCTGATAATCATTTCTATTTAGGTCGAGACGGAATCTACTACTACAATATTTACCGCGCAGCCCCAGATCAGCCTGACTGGCTGAAGGATGCCAGCGCTGTAATCTTTGACAACATCAACGCCTCGGAGTGCGAGGCTCCGATAGCAGCATACAACGCTAAGACTGACGAGGTGTGGATTAGTTGGCCAGTTGCGGGGGCAACTGAGAACTCAAAGACGCTAATCATCAACGTCAAACACCAGCATGTTAGTTATTACGATGCTGGTTTTTCTGCGTTCACCAACTTTACCAAAAAGGATTACACCAGCATTGGGGATTGGTTGACCACGAAGAACTATGTTTGCAGCCCGGGAGCTATTGCTGGGTTCCGTGACAGCACAGAGGGATCAACTGTCTGCTCAGGCAGCGCATCCTTTAGTAGCTCAGTCGGGACGCCATCCTTAACCAACATATACTCCACGACAAATCTGGTAGTAACCGAAGAGGGAGAGGAAACTGACACCCTGATCACTGAGAACTGGGGTGCAGATACTGCTTCCGCTTTAAGTCTTTACGGCAATCTTGGCAGCCAAACATTTGCAGACATCTGCACGCAGGGATGTCCTGATGACATTCGATTTGTGATGGCCTACGTTAAAGACAACTGTCTCAAGGAGGATGGCGGCGCTTACTACAGGGAGCGCTGCACCAACAAGGCTAATTGCGGAACCTACACACAGGATAAGGATTACAAGAGCGTCCTTCGATCTCCTGCATTACGATTTAACAACCCGAAGAACAACAAGCTACTGCGTGCTTTGACCGTTGAGTTTGAGCACGCGCAGGCAGGCGGTAAGATGAGCCTGCGAGTAGGTAACGCAGCGCAGGCTGTTGATCCAAACAACCCCAAGTGCGGATTGCAGTGGCGTGAGCATGACGAAAAAGATGTGGCCTGCATTGCAGACCCAAGTGACCTAAGCCTCCGCGCCGTGGAGGAACTTACATGGCCGCTCTATGAGCAGGGAAGGAACCTGTACTACGAGCTCAGCGTGTACGGCACGGTGGGCAAGTTTGAAACCTCAGCAATAAGACTCTATGCCGAAACTAAAACGTCGTAGTGATGAAGACGGGGAAAGAGTCGATGAGCTTTTAAACGAGGCCCGAACAAGGACACTAACCCCAGAGGAGCTAAAGGAGATCGTATGGATACTGTCTCCTATAACAGACACCCCTGCCTTCTATTACGATGGTCAGGCGTTTTATTTTGATCACACATCAGGGGAGTTATACACAAAGCTCGATGGCGAGGAGCGTTCCTATGTTGGGCTAATCCCAGATGATCTTTCATCATTTATGTCTGGCGGCTCAGGAGGTAGAGGTGGTGGCATATTTGCTAGGCTTGCCCCTACTGCCAAGAGGTTAACGATTCCGCTACCTCCGTTCCCTAAGATACCTGCTAATGTGAAAGCCAAGTTTCCTGAGCTAACAGAAAGCTGGGATAAGTGGGAGGATTCCGTAGATCAGTGGGTGCAGTATGTTCAAAACCAGTTAAGTTAAATGCCTGAGTGGACGCCAGAAGAGGAGCTTCTCCTCAGCTACATGGACTTTTACGGGACTAGCCCCGATGAGCCAGTTGGTGCAACAAATTTTAGAGAGCTTCGGCTTACTGGCTGGAGCGAAAGGGATGAGAGAAACCTTAACTCTAACAACTGGAGGGAGTACATAAGCCAGTTTACCCCGGGGATTTTATCATACTGGCAAGCGGCTGCTGTAATGACTTTCGCCTTACGAAGAGAACTAGCCGAGGATGAGTTGGATGTAATTACGCTTTGGTGGGACGCATTTAAAGAAGGCGATTATTACATGTATTATGACGGCGATAAGATATATGGCCATGCAATCCATCTTGATCCCTCAAAAGCCATTGATGATAACCCTACAATTTTAAGGTTCTCTGGGAATAAAAATTCCCAAGGAGAGTTGCAGTTACCTACTGTCGAGTTGGAGATTACCAAGCCTCGGGAGATGCCTCAGTTCCCCCAATGGGATGATAAAATAATTAATAGGTTTCATCGTTCCACTGACCCAGAGATGCAGGAGTACACAAAGGCCATAGGAGACTGGTCTGCACTCATGCATAACGCCATCAGTCAGTTAGCTTAAAGCCGCTCCCGTGTGTTAAAATGCAGCCGTTATGGCTGTTTTTGACAGGTTAAGAGATAGGCAGAGCGTTCGGGCGCAGGCGGTTCCACTGATGCAGACTTCTGTCCAGCAGCCGCAGGAACAAAAGAACCCATATCAAGTCCTTGAAACCCCCCGTTCATCCGAGCTTGCGGATAGAATTAAAAGCATTTTAGGCACAGCAGATAAGCAGCAAAAAAGCGCAGACAAATCCATACGAAGCTATGAGTCAGCGCTGAAGCGTTCCCCAGCTAAGTCTTTTGCGGATCAGGAAAGCAATTACCTGTCCCGGTTCTTTGATTCCAGAGCACAGCAGGACTTGGAGGGTATGCGAACAAGGCAAGCTGACGCCCTCCGCAGGGCCGCTGATATTGCCCGAGGAAATGTTCGCCGCGACCTAAAGGCGGCGGGCTTTGCCAGCGGTGCTGGCAGTGGTAGCCGACTGGATCGGATGGCTTTGGATCGCAACATGGCCATCGAGGCAGACATTGCCAACCGCATGGCGGCTAGTGAGAGAGGAGACTACGATTATCTAAACCGCATGCGAGGTGCTGCTGTTGGACAACGTGGCTCAATCTATGACCGCTTAGCTGCAAGGGAGCTTCTTCCCATGCAGGCGAGGCAGCAGCAACTCAACACACAGCTTGGATTGCTGGGCAACATTGGCCAGCAGCAAAGAGCGAACACATTGTATCACCTAGCTGAGACACCTGAGTACACCCAGAACAGGGAGTATCAAGCCATGCTCGCAGAGCAGGGGATACAGCCGATCCCGGGTACAGGGTACTCAATGGACATGTCCCAGACTGATCCGTTCGCAAGATTTCCCAAACAACCATTCATAGGATACGGGGTCAATCCACTGAATAACCTATACGGTTATCAGTATGCGGCTCCCCAATACAACTACCCAACTGTTTTAAGGCAGGTCTAATGGCTACTATATTTGAAAACCTACGGCGTACTGCGTATCAGCGCCCGTGGATGAAAAACTATAAGCCGATGTTCGGAGGATTATCCTCTGGCAGCGGCTCTAATCGCTTAGGTGCATCGAACTTCGCATCAGCGGGAACCCAGTACATGGATTCCCCGGGCGGTGAAGGCTTTCAAGGTGGCCAGAAGTTCTTTTCAGCGCTCACCCCGGGCATTGCGTATGACTCATTTGAGGAGGCACTGGCTGTAGGTAAGGAGGCACAGGACTCTCAGGACATCGAGGACTACACTCGGTATGCCAAGGCGCTGGGGCTGCCAACTACTGCCCAAGGCTTTGATGGGTATCGCAAAGAGAAGGCGCAGCAACGACAGCTTGAGCAGCAGACTACCCAAAAGAATCAGCAGCTTGCATTGCAGCAGGCAAACAGAGACAGGGAATTTGCCTTTAAGATGGCTCAGGCTAGAGAGTCAGCAGCTAGGGCAAACCGAGCGGCAGCGCAGGCTGATCAACGAAACAGGCTTTCCTACATGAACTACCTCCAGAAGCTGAACAAAGGAACTGGAACAGGGAGGGGTGGCTCTAGTTCTCGTAGCAGCGGCGGCAGTTCGGGTTCTCAAATAAACAGGTTAATGAGCGGCATCAAGGCTGGCGCTTACAATCAGTATAACCCAAATGAAATAGCTCAACTGGTTCAGCGGTATGGCGGTGACGAGATTGACCTTCAGACAGCGTTCGATGCTGTAGAGCAGTCCACTTTGGATCGCTCTACCAAAGCATCCACTGCAAGCCGACAAGCAAGTGACAGGGAAATCAAGCAGCAGGTTGATACCATCAACGGGTTACTTGAAACAGATAATCTAGCTGAGTTAAAGAACGCTGATGTTGATGCTATCCCATACGAAACCGCTGCATTACTGCACAACAAGATAGACACTGTTCGCAATCAGGCTGAGCGAGATGCCATGATTCTTCAGCAGGCCAAGGATGAGATGGCCGCGATAGAGGAGAGAGAGAGAAATGACCCTGATGGCCAATCAGGCGAAAAATTTAGTGATTTAAAACAAGAATTAATAAACACATTCTCCAAGTACATTGTCGGAAATCCTGATGAATATGAGTTTGTAGAACAAGATAAAGAGATAGGTGAAAATCTAGCTGACATCAGCCCGTTCGCTCACTTGTTTATAAATGACAATCAGGAGGAAGTTCCTGATGGGGGAGCGATTGATGCCCCTAAGGAACTGCTTGATAACCCTGTCACAAGTGAGGACTCCTTTGATTTTAATCTTACCCCAGCAGAGCAGGCGCAAGCTGATGCTGTAGATGCTGCCCGATTGAGAGCACAGCAAGAAGCATTTGCTGAAAGTGTAAGGCAGGGCAGGGATGATTTAGCAAGGTCAGCGGCCAATCAGGTTATGAACCCTGAGTCGGAATCAAGGCAGACATTAGGCCAGCTTGCTGATGCTTATAATGCTATCCGTCCACGATCCATTCCCGGGGATGACTATGTTGATCAAAGAGACATTGATGAATTTAACAGACTAACAAGGCCAGAGACTGTTGCTGACCCAGTGGCTCCTGCATTTGTTGGGAGAAACACAATGTTCGTAGACCCCACATCTCCTTGGGATATAGGCTCTACTGTTGAGGGGTCATCCATTCCTCAAGGAACTATGGCTTGGGAAAACCTAAAGGCTATACCTGCTAATGCGTTCAGCCTTGTTCCCGAAACACTCAATGCAGTTGCTCCGTTTTATACGATGCCCTTGCCAGAGTCTCTACAAGCTAGTGGCGAACCAAGTAAAACAATCAGACAGCCTATGCTTAATCCACTTGCATACACGGATGGGGTTAAGCCGAAGATCACCGCTGAGTATGCGAGAGAAACACTGCTTCCGTTGTATACACAAAGTATAAACAGGGAAGATGGATATGGGGAGGATTGGCTTGAGGAAAGGGCCGTAGCTATGCTCCTTAATAACTATGATATTGTAGACCGAGAGTTCTTCTAATGCCGATAAAAGTACACAAGTTTGCGCCAAGGCAAAAACTTCCAACTGGAGGGGGTCTGTTTCACAAATACAGAAGGGTCTTTGATGATGATGAATATCAAAAGCTCGTAGCTGAGCAGGGTCAAACCATTGCTGAGCTAGGTGAGGACACTATAGAGACAGTCGGGGCTAACCTTTATGAGGGAACAAAGGCCACGCCTGAGGCTATGTACCAAACAGGTACAGAGTTATACGAGTTCGGGGCTGAGTTGTTCGGGGCTGGCGAGGATACAATGTACGACGCAAGGCAAGCTCGTCGCGCTGCTCAAGAGTTATCTGCACAAACAAAGCAGGAACTTGTCGGTGGTCTTCCCGGTGGAGGTATTAGCGAATTTGGTTACGAACTTGGCAGCACTGCAACTCAAGAGATTCCCTTTATGATCGGCTCTGCTGGTGTTGGGACGGTTGCAAAAAAAGCAGGCCAGAAGATAGTCAAAAACAAGATACGACAACGCCTCGGTCAGGAGGCGCTTGAAGCTGCGCCTGACACTTTTGTTGGCAAGGCCGTAGGTAAGGCCATACAAGATCAGACCGAGAAGATCGGCACGCGAGCAGCCATATCATCAATGGCTGCAATACATGGAGCGCGTTCAACATCGGGAACATTTGGCGCTGCTACTGACAAACTGCATGAGGACTATTCCAAGGCGCTCAAGGCTCAGAACCCCGACATGCCGTGGCAGGAGATTGATCGGATGGCTTACGAGCAAGCTCGTGCCGATGCAGTTGCGCCTGCAATAGCCAGTGGTGTTATTACTGCTGGATTAATTTCTGCCTTCGGAGCCACAGGTGTTGAGCGATTCTTTGCGAACCCAACTAAGTCGCGTCCAGTATTTCAAGAGTTCCTTAGCGCATTCGGATTGGAGGCAACTGAAGAGGGCGCGGATCAATTTCTTCAAGGTGTACTAGCCAAGCACAGTTACGATCCGTCCCGTTCTTGGGATTCGATCATGGCTGAGACAGCGCATGCTGGATTACTGGGTGGCACGATAGGCGTAAAGCTGGGCGGCACGAAGATACTTGCGGAGAGGGGTGTTGATTTTTATCAAAACAGACCTATCACGAAACGCTTAGCTGCTTGGGCTGAAAGGAGAGCAGGCGCAAGAGTCAAGGATAAGGAAGGGCTTGCTAAATGGATTGAAGATCATACAGACACCAGCGGGACAGAGGCCAAGGAGGCTGCCACTGCGATAGCCAGTGCTACAGATCAGATCAAGGCTAGGCTTAACAAGGAATCCCAAGGCGCATCTGAGCGTGAAGCTAAATCAGAAGCTGCACAGGAGCAGCGCCCAACTGAAGAGGAACTGGATCAGCGGGAGGAACAGGGTGAGGATGTTACTGTTGAGCGAGATGTTGCAGAGGAACTGAACCAGCATAAGGCGCGAGGCAGGGCGGCTGCCGAGGACAAGGTGGAGAACCCTGAGGAGATCGCCTCCCAGATAGAGGAAGAGGATTCCATTGAAGCTGCTGAGAAGTTTGTCGAAGGCTACAACGAGGTAGCAATAAAAGAAGAAACCGAGCAGGAAGAGTTTAGGAGTGAAGACCTAGACCAAGACTATTTTGATACCTTCCCGGGAGCAGAGGAAGAGGTAACCACTGAGCAGTCAGCAGTTACTAGAGAGGAGTTCGCCCAAGCGGTAAACCAAGCTAAAGAAACTGCGAGAACTACAGGCAGGATAGAAATAGGTTCTGCTTTAGATGAAGTAGTAGAAGAGATAAGCCCAGATGAGGCGCTAAAAGAAGCAGTTAATAATATTACAACTCAGGCGGAGTCGGATGATTCATCGTTTAAAATAACAAAAAAGACATACTCTCCAGAGCAATTAAAAAAAGTTGATTCATTTCAAGAAACAAGAGATGAAAAAGTAGGTCGGTTATCTGAAGAAGAAATCACAGAACCTGTTTTAATTTTCAGAGAGGATGACGGCTCAGAGTACATTGTAAACGGGAATCACAGATACAGAGCAGCCGTAAAAGCTGGTAAGAATTTAGACGTAGTTGTTTACGAGAAGGATTCGTCATTGCCATCTGGCGTAATCCAAACAGAAGGCTTTTCTAAAACTGATCCGAATCAGGGTGACTTCTTTGGCCTAATGCTGGCCCCAGCCGCAGAGCAAATCGCAACCAAGGATGAAACCGAACAAGCTGATGTCGAGAACGACTCGCTGGATTTGTTTGATCAAGCGCAGCAGCAGGTTGCTAACGAGGACAGGGATGTATTTGGGCCACCAGTGGAAGAGGCACAGCGCGAGCTTGATCTCACTGAACTAGAAGAAGGTGAGGAGCGTGGCCGTGTTGATGTTCCTCAGCGCCCGCTTGGCCCGCCAGCGCCTGATCCGCAGCGCGAGCTTGTTGCAGGTGAGGAGACTGAGCCTGACTTTACCACCGAGAGCTTGGAGGCTAAAGAAGCCCCAAAAGATCAGTTTGTTTTGTCGATTGAAAGGCCGTCAAAGAGCAGGCTTTCGCACTACAAGAAAGCTGACGGCTACCATGCAGATAAGCACATTAGCCTTGGTAAAAATTACAGTGATAACGGCAGGGAAGCCATTGTTAAGCACAACCAAAATACCAAAAGTATAGACATTGGATTCATTAATGAGCAGGGCAGATTTATTCCCACTCATAGGCTCAAAGATTACGCTCAAGTTAAAGAGTCAAATCAGAAAAGAGGAAACTCTCAACAGCCTCGTGCATATTTTATTCCGAAGCAGCTACTAAGCAATGAGAGCTTAGCTAACCTTGATGTTTGGGAGTTGGCTCCTCGTTCCCCAATACAGGCCAAGTTTAGTAGAGCTCAGGCGGCCCAAGTTGGTGAGTCCGAGATGGCTCGCAGAATCGTAAGTCATGTCAGTGATCCTGCCCTTCGTGAGACATTGCAGCTAATGCTTGCTAATGATCAGCTTGGTGTTGAATCGGTTAATGCGTTGATACTTGCTGCAAAGCGTTACAAGCCCGAGGGTGCTAGGGGAGTAAATCCAAGAACACTCTCTGATGCGGGAAATGTTGAAGAACTTGCCAAGCAGCTTGAGCAATCAATTTCCTTACTACGCGATAAGAATTTATTTTCTGAGACTATTAGGAAGGGTGATGCGGGTTTTACTGAGGAAGCAGTTAACAGCTTGGTTGCAGGGCTTGAGGCTAGAACAGACTTAACTGTTGATGATCTTAAACTTGTAGATAAAGGGAGGGCTGATGAGGAGTTTGAAGCTGCTGACTTTGATGTTGCGGAAAGAGGCTTTCGAGCAAGTGTTCAGCAGAGTAATGAAAACGAAAAGAGCGAGAGCGGTCTGGCTCCATTGCTGTTTAAGACTTCTACTGAGTCAAAAGGTAAAACATCCAACAGAATTGAAGTCGGGTTGGTTAACCCCGAAAGAATACCACTTGCCGAACTGGAACAATCGCTGAATGAAGCCCTTGGAAGTGAGGGTATTAAGTTTGAAATCAATAAAACAGGCGAGCCTCAGGTCAGTGTGTCGGGTGATGCCGAATTGCTTAACGACGATGCGATTGAAAACATCAGGGCCGTAATTGCATACGTTAACATGAAGGCCAAGAAGGCTCCTGTTAATGAGAAATACGCCAAGGCTGCCAGCAAGAAACAAGAGATAGACAGGGCAGAGTCTGGTCGCAGGGTACAGAAAAAGGAGCGCGGCGTTTACACCCCGGGTAAATCAGAGGAGGGTAAATTCGCAGGTTTAAGAAGGCCCGATAAACTCACAGCAAACGACAAGAAGATTCTCGATAAGGGTGGAGCAGTTGCGGAGTATTGGGTTTCCGACTCCAAGAAGACTAAATCAGATGAGAACCAGTTAGGGCTGAAGGGCCAAAGTTTTCGCAAGGGCGGCAGGACTTACAAGAAGCAAAGCCTTCTTGATCCAAAAGTTTTAATCCAAATGGCTGACAGAAGAATCAGCTTATACAGGAGGACTAAAGCTCAGCCTGACAGAATGCTGCAACTTGGCGGCAAGACAATTTTCTCAAAGGAAGACAATCGTAAGAAGCCAAAGATTACCAAGGTTAAGATTGAGAAGGGCCAGCTAGAGGAAGGGGTTGAGCGCTACAGTATTGATGGCAGGCAGGTATTCATTATTAAGGACAAGCGAGATGGTAGGTACTATTACACCATAGGCTCTCGGCCCTCCACTGATAACATTGGTGTTGCGATGGACGCCACTGTTAAGACTCCGCTGCAAGCGAAGAACTTTATTGTTGGTCAGGTCAACAACCTAAACAAGGGACTCAAGCTCGCTCCCCTTTCACTGCTTATTGGTAAAGCAAGAGATGCCTATGGGCAGGAAACGCAGCAAGCTGTAGGGATTGAGGCTGTAGAAAGAGGTCAAACATTTGCGGCTACGCCAACATCGAGTCAGGCAGTTGAGGAGGGCAGAAAGGAAACTCCGAGCGTTGACGTAAGAATAGTAGAAGCCGATGAGGAAGGTAAGGCAGAAGACGTTGAAACCAGAGGCAGATGGAGAAGTAAGGTTCAACCATCAGAGCCAATGCCACAGGTTGAAGGCGTTGAGCGCCAAGACCCCAATGAACCAGCATCATACAAGACAGGCAGGGAGATGCCCAAGGGCTTTGTCCTTGAGCGAGGTATCCTGATCCCTGCTGCCAAGCAGTTCGACAACGATTTCCGAGCCAGTGTTGGGTTGCCTCCTGTAACCAAGCAAGGAGGCAGGTATGCTTTACCCTCAAGTCCTCTGGAGTTAACCGAGGAGCAACGTGATCCACAATCAGTGCCAGTCGTGGGGCAGCGCTACACTGAAATCATGGAAGGTTCCCGGGATGAGGGAACCCCGTTAGAGGAGAGGCTTGCACAAACAGATTTACCGCCAGCCGCTGCTGAGTCTGAAATAGATTTAAGCGAAGAAGAGTTTAATGCAGTTAAGGCGCATACTGATTCATTTAACGGAGGGGTTACAGGCTTCATTAATTCGATAGTTGATGAGGTGTTCGATAAAAACCCGGTCTTATTTGCCCAGCTACAAAAGCTGGCGCTAACAGCCCAGAAAGCAGCAACCAAGTTTGTTGCGGATGCAAGAAAGAGGGCTGAAGAAATGGATGTCAGCACTTTGGAGGGAAGGACTCAAAGGAAGAAGCTGCTTGATCGTGCCGCGATACTTGAAGCAGGTATGCCCTATGATTTTAAGTCCGTATTAAACGAACAAGGGAGAAGGATTTTAATTAGCTGGGCCAAGTCTGTTAGCCCGAATAACCACAAAGCTGTTCTGGAGTATGCAGAAGATATTTTCAGAGCCGCTGAAACCAACAAGAAACTCAGGGCTAAGGCGAAGAAGTCAGATAGTGAGAACCTGCAAGTCCCAACTGATCTGCCCACAGCCAAGGGTGCGGTTGCGCTTAAAGAATTAATTGCTCGTCCTGACAACGGGCTGACAGAGGAGCAGCGTTTAGCTGCCCTCCGTTTCCTTGACCAGATAGCACCTGAGTTACTGGAGAATCTGTCACTGAATATCAGTGCAGAGCTCAACGCTGAGGGCGACACCGAGGTGGCTTATGAGGGTGAGTTCAACTCGCTGGAGAACCTGATCAATCTGGCAAGCGACACCAACACAGATGAGAACACTTTGCTTGAGGAGATTGCTCACTTCACTGCCAAGTTGCTTCCGTCTGATCTCCGTAGCCAAGCAATCAAATTACACAAGAAAGCGCTGGGCGATGAGATAGCCAAGAATGAAAAGGCTTTGAGTCGAGCTCAGGGAGATGATCGGGTTCGCATTCTCAGCAACCTCAACGTGCTCAGAGCCATACAATCCCGTGGCCAACTAACCAGTGAGGAGTTTAGGAATATCCTACCCCGTGAATCAGAGGTTGGATCAGATACTTTCGAGAGGATCATCGAGGACACCTACCATTTGGCTAACGCCGATGAGTTCTACGCCAACGCAATGGTCACCCGCGCTGGTGAGTCTGAGTTCAGTCGAGCTCGTCAGTTCTTAAACAGTATTCTCGATGCCATAGCTGCTGCCTTTGGTAACACGAACGCGCAGGTAAACCGTTTTGTAAGTAACGCCAAGAGATCGCTGGCAACCCCGGGTAAAGCCAACAAGAGAATGGGTGGCATGCTCATGCGTGGCAACGTCAATGCCAAAAGCATGAAGGTGTTGACCAATCCCGGTAAACTTGCAGGCGCAACAGCCACAGATTTACAGAGAGCGGATCAGGCTAGGGCGATGGGCAATGAAGCTGATGCCGAGAAATACAAACAGCGTGCCGATGATCGCGTGGCACAAGCTGGCGGTGTGGTTTCCTTGTTTGAACGTGTGATTCGCAAGGTGGTTCCGACCTTGGATACTGGGGGACGAGTTGCACAGTTGTTGAAATTCCGTGATCTGGGGTACGTCACCAACCTTGTTGATTCGTTGCCTAGTTCATCTGAGTACAAGCAGACAATCCAGCGGTTTATGGAGGACGGTAAGCCTGAGTTGGCTCAGGCAACTGCTCTTTATGCATACCAGTTCATACTGGAGATGGAGAACAGGGCTAAAGCATTACGGCTGAAGGCTGATGAAAAACTTAAAAGAATAAACACTGACACATTTAAGGATAATGTCAGGCGTGCCATTGAAAACGAAAAGAAAGATAACCGCACAGCAATAATCAACAGTGAAATTGTTAAGTCGTTACAGAACGCTTTAGTTGACGCTACCTCAACTGGCCCAACTCTTAACATGTTGGCCCAAATGATTGGGTCAGTGGAAAACTTAGAGGCCGCAGTCAGCACAGTGCCTGAGCTCAACAAGGCTATTGCAACTCTTACCAACATACTGAGCAAGGAAGAGGCAGGTATTGAGTTGTTTAACAGGCCAGACATATCTGATCAGTTCCATGACAGCGGTGAGATAGTTCGACTAAGCAATGAGATATTTGAGTTTGTCAAAAATCTAGGCGTCAGGGTAGAGGATGAGAACTTATGGCGAACAGCTTCAGCGTTATTTGTAGCGAACAGGTCTATCCGAACAAATTCAATCATCGAGTCGATGCCTTTTATTGAGGCAAAGAAAAATTCCACTGCAAAGATTAAGGAAATACTTGATGCAATTAACAGTGGGGATGAGGCAACCCGCAGGCAAAAGATTGCCGAGATATTCCAAGAGGTGGTTGACCTCTCTACGGAGGAGGGCAAGGCAAAGTATGTCACCCAGCAGCGAATGGGTTCCGTCGTTAAGGAGATTAGAGATGCTGCCATTTATGAGGAGGCGGCAGCCGCAGCCGAGGCTGTTGTTAACGACCCAGAAATCACCGAGTTTAGAAGGCTTACAGCATTGCAAGCGAAGGTGGATGATCGGCCAGAGTTAGTGGAGAATCACTTCTATGAAGACTTCTCTAATGGAAGTATTTATATCCCTAAACCCCCTAACAAATTAAACCCAGAGGGCGACAACGTAGTTAAGATAAATGTCATTAGTGGAGGGAAGGGTAATGAAAATATTAAGAAGGCAAATGAGGCAGCCAAGGATATACAGGAATGGCTAGAGGAAAACATGGAAGATGGGAAACCAACTTCTCCTTATTGGGAATACTACTGGAACACTCTACAACAATTACACACTACATTTATAAATGATTTAATTTGGAACACTCCAACAAACCAGAGAACACTTCTCCGTAATACGTTCTTTGGCGTTCTTGGCCACATGGTGGACAACATCCCTACTCGCGGAGCCAAGATCGCAAGGCGCTTCATCGACAAGCACGACATGTACTACACATGGTTTGATGATTGGAGAGCTAGGCATAAAGCTAAATGGACAAATCTTTTATTGCTCGCAGCTAAATCAAGGAAGGGCAGGTTTGCTGATGATGTAAAGTTCTTCAAGCTACGCGAATCAAAAGAGGCTCAAAAGATAAGAGGCGTTGCTGAATGGGAAAAAAACGTAGGCCGATACTTGCGTGATTCATGGCAGGAGGGTGGCATGAATTACGGTGTTGGTGAGGTGCTGCCGAACGGTGAGATTGTGACGAAGGAGGACATGGCTCTCCTTGAGTATGAAGACATGATGACCGATGAGGCTTATCAATTTAACGGAAAGATTGCTGAGCAGGATGAATCCACTCAGCCATTCCGTGTCACAGATGCAGCAGTTAAGGGCCGAAGCATTAAGCGACTGGCATTAAGAAGGGGTAAAGCAATGCTGCCTCGCAGGTTCAGCGGAGATGGCAGGTCGTTCATAGATCAGTATCAGCTTCAAGTTAACGCAGGTAAAACTGGCAAGGCTTTGTTTGATGAAATCTTTGCAGGCGAGGAAGGCACGCAGGCATTGATTAGTTTTATATCTGATCGCAACCCTGAGTGGGTAACCGCCTCTGGTATTGATGCCTCAATTAATGAAGGCATTTACAGTATGGTGAGTGAGGAGATCAGGGACGGCTCTCTGCTTGAAACCTACAACGAGACTGAACTAACTGCACAGTTGATAGCCAGTAGGCTGGCTGAGGCGGCAGGTGTTGGGGTTGAAACAGGGACAGCGGAAGTTCCTTCGATCAAGGAGCAACTGATGCAAGAGTTTGCTCCAGTCTTGGACAACTTGGCTGGCAAGTTTGACAAGGAGAACAACAATAAAAATCCGTTTCTGCAAATATCCACCACTGAAGGAATATCTAGTCTCACTGAGGGGAGAAGAGACAAGATTGCTCCATCATTTTTCTACACCTATGGCTTCAATAACGAGCAGCAGTTTCAGAGTTTTGTTTCTCAAGGCCAGTTGCCAGCAGCGCAGGGTGTAATTTCTGCGCTAAAGTCAGCCCAGACAGAGATCGGCCAACTGATTAACACCAGCCAGCTTGATGCCCTTGCCAAGAAGTACATGAACCAGCTTGGCAAGAAGGGAAAAAAGGCTGACCGATATTCAAGGAAGGTTCAGAAGGCTATAGCCAAAGAGCTTGGTATTAAAATCGTTAGTGATAATAGCGTGCAATTTCAACTGACGAAACAGTACGAAAACCTTGGCCAATACATCAGAGATTTTGAGGAGGTTTATGGATCAGCAGGGGGATCAGATTACTCTGTTGATTCATTACCAAACCTTGCTCAACGCGCTTGGGGTATAACGGTTGGCAGCTTGCTTGCTAATCCTATGACCACCATCCGCAACTACACCGATACTCTTATCAACGGGGCTCTTGCGGTTCAGATGATCCAAGGCGGCACGGGCATCATGCCGATAATTCATACCATCCTTCGATCTCTGATGGTTTCTGTAATAAAAGGCGGCGGTTCATTTATAGTCTCGGGCGCAAAGATAGCCACATACAAGCTGCCTATCGTTGGAACATGGAAAGCAGTAAAGAGAGGGACGGGCATCGACGGCCATCCCCCTTCATTGTACGGCGCTATCCGTGCGCTCCTTACACCTACAATCGAGGAGCTTGCCGAGACGCTGCCAAGCAGAACGAGAGAGTACGAAATGCTGAGGCGTCAGGGCTTGGGCATGCCGACAACTCCCGAGCAGACATCCATTAACTTCGATGAGTTGCTGGAAACTGGCGGCAGAGTTCTTTCGCCAATGCAGGCAGAGGAATCATCCAAGTTAAACCCAGCCAAGGCTTTGTTCTGGCGAGGGCTAGGCAAGGGTATTGGTGCATGGGAAGCTGGCTTAAATGTTTTGTTGCGTCCATTGATGCAACGCATGGGCGATGTAGCTGCCAACAACTTGCTGGCTAACCTAGCTGCACATGTTGGCCACACCATGCAGCGTAAAGCCAAGTTAGCTTACGCAAATAGAATCAAGCAGGGCATTAACCTTGATGAAACTTTAGAGCCAGAGGAGTTACTTGGTAACTTCATGGGTTTACTAAAGCAGAACGGCACAACGTACAACGAGGCACTTACATTTTTATCGAAAGCTGGAATCACTAACCTTGAGCAGCAAGTCAAAGACTACTGGCAAAGGCTGGCCTCTGCTCCCGATAAGGCTTCCCGTAATCAGGAGAAACTTTTTACTCAAAGCCAATTAGACCGCATGGCCGCTGTTCTGGTAATGAGCAACAACATTGCCACGCCGTCGAACAGACCCTTGTGGATGAAAAAGAGCAGACTTAATTCAATTATGTTTGCCCTAACTGGGTGGAGTTTTAACCAGTTACAAAACTGGATGAAAGCTACAGCGGCAACAGGTGGTGAATCAGGAAGAGAGCAAGCCAAGCGCAGGGTGCAGATGCTGATGCTGATCTTGGCCCCAATCGCTTTTGGTATCCCAGACAACTGGATTCTTGAGTGGTTAATGCGCGGGGTGGATGAAGGGCTTTATGGCCGCAGAAGAATAACAAGGCTGCCGAACGAGACAGCAGGATGGCAGCAGGATGGAATCCAATGGGATGAAAGCAAGGCAGTGCTTAGCCTTGCCACTCAGTCCGTACCGCTGCTCGGCTCCAGCTTAAATGCATATTGGAATGACCTCCCGGGTAGGGCGCAGCACACTCCCGCTGGCTTGGTGACGGGTCAAATCGGCGCTGCTGTTGACTTCTTTGTTAATGGCAAGTCAACAGGCAACTTAGAGCAGACTGGCATTGCCGCCATCAATCGTTTGCTCCCAATCAGTCGAGCAGTAACCTACCGCGTCTCTAAGTGGCAGAAGGCTAAGACTAAGAACGACAATGCTCGTCGTGCAATTCGGGCAACATACTCAGATGCGAAAGCCATAAGGCCAATCACTGGTGGGGCTATGGGCTATGTGCCTGATGAGTTTACCCCACTCAAAGAAATGTGGGCTGCTGCTGTAGCTGATGGTGACTGGGCCGAGGCTCGCCGCTTGTATGATGAAGGAATAGATACTTATCGTTACGTCAGAGAGGAAGCTACTGGCAGAAAGATAAGCAGGGAGCAGGCAGAGAGAAACATGAAGTCATCTCTTTCTACGGCAAACCCTGTGGCAAAAGCATTGCAGTACAAACCTGATCGTAAAACATTTTACGAAAACATAGCTCACGCTACTGAAAAGGATGCTGGCACAATCAGAAGCAACCTAAAAAACTGGGAAGAGGCTCATAGGATATTTGATCTAACTTCAATCTTTGCATCAGGAAGCAGCAAGTCGAAGCGCCCTGTAGTCCGTCGAAGTATTAACCGCATTAACAGGAGAACCTCAGGGCGTAGTGCACTGAGGCAGCGGTGAAGTCACCGACCCCCCCAAGGTTAACTTGGCAATCTCATTCTCATCTCGATCAATGTACCGCTGAAGCATTGCCGTCGATGTCCACCCTATGATCTCCACTATTGTGGGCAGGTTGATGCCAGCCGCAATCATGTTGGTGGCAGCCCCGTGCCTGAGGCAGTGAAACGTCAGCTTACTGTCGAGCCCTGCATCATTAACCAATGCCTTAAACTCAGAGGTCACACTGTTACTGTAGTAGCGCTTGACAGCTAACGGGAAGTAATACTGCTCGCCCGGGGTAACACTCTTCAAGGCGGCAGCCACATCTGAATGCAGCGGTAACTCGATCTCCTTCCTGCTCTGCTTCTGGGGAGTGAAAGTAAATTTGTTGCGGCTCCAGTCCACGCATGTTGCAGAGAACTCAGCGCAGTCCTGTATTCGCATACCATAGTGGTGGCCAAGCATGATCATCGGGGGCCAGTATGTTCTGGTTTCATCCTTTCCAGCAGATACCAGCAGCTTCTTAACCTCGTCCTTGGTGAAGCCACGAACGTGTGCGAGCTCAGGTGGTAGCTTGGGTGTCAGCTTCGTAGGGTTCTTAATGAAGTAGTCCATGTTGATCCCCCACTCAAAGAAGACGCTGAGCCTGCCAACGTAGTAGTTGATGGTGCAGCCCTTCCTCCTCTTTGTTTTGTTGGATACCCTGAGGTGGGCGACCCACGAGTTGACCGTCTGGTTAGCCAGAGGGTCTAGCTTCCGCTCGTAGCAGAAGTTTGAATAGCTCTCAAGCGTTCCCTGATAAGCCAGTATGGTGTTCTTTGATGCAGTGATGGCCTTCCAGTTAACGAACTCGTAAACCAGAGATGGAAGGTTTCTCCCCTTTATGTCTTTGTCTCTATTCGGCATAGCTCTACTAGGTATTTCTTATTAGGGCTTTTCTCTAGGTGAACTAGGCGGCAGCCCTCTTTCCGCATTAAATACTTCCTGACCTGTCCCTGTTTAATCAGGTCTACTCCGCAGGCAGCGGCGAAGGCGCTGGCTTGGCCTACATCTACCTTGCCCCATGAGGTTAGCTTTGATATTTCTCCGACCCGTTTAATTGTGAGCCCCGAAGCGTCAGAAATCTCTTGGTTGGTCATGGCCTTACGCCCTTTCCGAGCTAGGACTCTGCACAAATTTGGGGGTACTTTATCCATGTGAATAAGTACCGTGTCATGCTTTGACAAAGTGTTATTACTCATAACTTACTGACTAACAATAACTTAAATACATTTACTATGCCCGTTTATACCTACGAAACTAAACGCACTCCCTTTTTATAGGGGGTTTTTAGATATTAAACAATACAAAAAGATGCTTTTTGGCATTTATTTCCACATAGGTCTTTGCGCCCGTGTCAAGGTGTGTCAAGGTGGGCCTAGCTGAATGGCACACCTTTACAAGACTCCCGACTCTCCGTTTCACTACATCAGTTACAACGATTCTACTGGCAAGCGCCGTAGGGTTGCCACCCGCTTTTACCACGACAGAAAAGCATGGGAGAAAGCTAACGCTCGACGATGGCATTACCCGAAAAAAGTTCAACTTGATGTGAAGTGGAAGCGGGAGCAAACGAATGCTGAACTGTTCCGACTTGAAGCTGCCGCAAATGAAAAGAGGTCTTCGCTTAGCGGGGGCAAGGCAGCCCACTGGGATGAGTGGGTTCCTAATTTCATCAGGAGGCGCTGGCCTCACAAGGATACCTACAATGATACGATTCGTATGTGGATGTTTGTCTACGGCGAGGTGTTCATCCCGAAAGAAATCGAACACCCTGCCCAACTTACTGTTGAGGCATGGGATATTTGCATTGATGAGATTCAAAGACTCAAGCCGAACATAGGAATCAACACTCTTAACCAGACCTACGTCGGGAAGTTGAGGATGATTATGCATGAGGCTGTTAAACGGGAATACTGTTCAATCAATCCACTGGTAGACTACCGTGTCATGGGGAAAAAGAGGGGGAAAATAAAGACCCCATTTGATGACCATGAATTAGATTTGATTTGGGCTGAGTTGAACGCCCCTCTTCGGACTGGCACAAAGCATGTTAGCAGGCTGCCTTGGCCCAGATGGATGACCATCTCTTTTGCCTTGGGCATTTATCATGGTGCAAGAATCAAGGCGACGAGGATGCACGCTAAGCAAATCAATTTGAAGACAGGCTATGTGGTTTTTAAGGAGAAGGGATATGCTAACCACGAGGTTCCTATCTGCCCGTTAGCAGTCCCTTACTTTGAAGAGATAATTAAAAACGGGTCGAACGCCTTGGATGCCTCTGAGAATTCCATGTCAGGTAATTTCAGCACCATGTTTAAAGCAATCGGACTTGATCATCACAGCTTCCATGACACTAGGCGAACTTGCATAACCCGCATGGCGTTGGCTGGTGTCCCTGAGCAGCTTGCTCGACGGTACGTCAATCATGCATCCAGATTGGTTCACGACGTTTACATTAAGATTCAGCCCGATGAGATTATTAAGGTTGCTCAGGGGCTGAAGGCTGCTTTTGGGAATACGCATCTGCCGCTCGGAAATCAGGGTTCTCTTCCAGCCATTGAAGCAGGCGATCCAATCGGAAAATTCTTGCCCGAGAAATACCCATCCCCTTCTTGAGCGCAGCAATGTAGGACTTGCTGCACCCAATAATCTTGGCCGCTTCCTTGGTGTCAACCCACATAGGTATGGTCACCGTTAATCGTTGATCACTCTCCATCATTGCTTCTTCCTCTTCGGCTTCTGCCTGTTAGTTGATTTGGATTTGTTTGAGTTAGGGATACCTTGTTCTTCATACGCCCCAGTTCCCCAGTTTTTAGAACGATCTATTCTGAAGGCTGAAGAAGGCAAATTTTTACTCCGATTTTTTTTTAGCTTACCCATCGAATTTACTCCTGTCTTTTTTCTGCACTTTCACAACTGAACCTTCATGCCATGCTTCTCCATCTCCTTCTTGAAGGCTTCGATTGCCTCAGGGGGAGTCTCTTCTGCTTCCTGCTCAGGAAACATACTATCAATTATTTGGCAGATGTCATTGAGCTTCTCCTGTAATTCTTCGACATCGTTAACATCATCGGACTCGTGATCTAATTTAGCCGTGGCGTAAATATTGACCAGAGTAAATGCCTGCTTGCTGATGGCCATTGGCATAGGGTATTTCACCATAGTCCTAGCCATCTTCACTATAGCTGACATGCGCTCCACAGGTATTGGGTTTGGGCTTCCCTCGTTAAATGCCTCAGCTACCTTATTCAAGTCCGTAACCCCATCCTTCTCTACCATGTGGGCACACACCTGCAACATCTTGAAGCAGGTGTCTATTGTCCACGGGTTAACGCTGTAATCTAGGTACTGAATTTCAACGGGGTCAGTCATTGGCTCTGAGCCATTGTTTTGATCCTGCTTGATCCCACTCTCTGCTATTTTGTTTTCTTCACTCATACTTCTTTTTTAGTTTTGCGATATACTCTCCATGCTCTTTATCAGTAAGTTTTCCCATGCCGACAAATTTGCACCACTCATATCCCGGTACTTTATTTATCCAATCTGGAACAGTGCTTCCCGGTTCATATAATCGGTAATCCCATGATTTCGGATATGCTTGGTACATATCAGCCAACGCATCACCGATAAGGCACGGCTCGGCCTGAGCTCCATCTCTGACGGCGAGTTTCAAGGGGTCATCTACATTCGGCTGAGGCA